GAGAGATTTGGATTACAAAAAGGCATTTTTGAACGCTATGACTATTTCAAAGAGTACGATGAACACTAGCATAGGCGGACTATCAAATGCTAATGCTGAAAACAAAGAAAGGGCAAGAGCCAGCCATCGAGAATTCGCGTGGTTTTACAAAGGCTGATAAACACTTGACTTTTGCGATAAAATGTGGTATAGTGAGGAATGATAAAAAAGATGATTTGTGGTATTTATTGTATTAGAAACAAAATAAATGATAAGCGGTATGTTGGTCAATCTATCGACATTGTTGGAACACGTTGGCGAGATCACAAGAACGATTTGCGGAATGATAAACACGAAAATAAATACCTTCAGCATGCTTGGAATAAATACGGAGAAGAGAACTTCGCTTTTGAGGTGGTAGAGATGGTAAAAAAAGAGGATTTGGATAAAAGGGAAATAGCATTGATTTTTGAGTACAAAACATTCCTTGATAGAAGCTGTGGGTATAACTTGACAGCGGGCGGTCTGGGGGGACAACGAGGGGTTTCTAGAAGCGTAGAGACGAGGGAGAAGATTAGCGTCGCTCATAAAGGCAAAAAGCTTTCTTCTTCACATAGGCAAAAACTTTCAATTGCTCACTTAGGCCAGCAAGCGTGGAATAAAGGGTTCAAGCAGCCAGAACGTGGTTTAGCCATGCTGGGCGATAATCATCACAATGCCAAGCTTACTTGGAAAGAAGTGAGACAAATGAGAAAAATGTATAAAAACTCTAAAATCTCCCAGCGACAGCTAGGGGAAAAGTTTGGAGTTGCCCGCACGACAGTCCAGCAGATTATAGAAAATAGGTCTTGGAAAGAGGATACATTATGAATCGTTCAGTTGGAGCAAGAAATCCTAGAAACGCAGCGTCACCGCTGTTTCAACGTCTAACTCGACTCCTATCGGGCCCGCTCGTAGACTACCGCAGGCAGTCACAGCGCAGTGTGAAGCACCGGGCGATTCTAAAATACGGAAAGAAGTTCAAGTCAGCCAGCGGACAACAGTTCAAGTCAATGAAAAACAATCCATTTGAGAGGCTACAAATGGAAATGATGATGAACCATCATCGCGCACAACGCTATTTCGATTTTGATCAGATGGAGCTAGATCCCATCCTCGCTTCTGCCCTCGACGTCTACGGTGATGAGATCACAACATCCTCCGACCTTCAGCCACTTCTCAAAATCGACTGCGCCAACTCGGAAATCTCCGAAGTGCTGGAAGTGCTATATAAGAGCATCATGAACATAGAGTTCAACCTATTCGGCTGGTGCCGAACAATGTGTAAATACGGTGACCTCTTTTTGTATCTAGACATTGAGGAAGAGGTGGGTGTAACCTCCGTAATCGCTTTGCCTACAGCTGAAGTTGAAAGGTTGGAGGGAGAAGATAAATACAATCCAAACTACTTTCAGTTTCAGTGGAACACAGGACAGATGACATTTGAAAACTGGCAGATGGCTCACTTCCGTATCCTCGGCAACGACAAGTTTGTTCCTTATGGAACCTCAGTCTTGGACGCAGCCCGTCGTGTGTGGAGGCAGCTGACCCTACTTGAAGACGCAATGATGGCTTATCGCATTACGCGAGCACCAGAAAGAAGAGTTTTCTACATGGACGTAGGAAACATTGCACCAGACGACGTAGAACAGTTTATGCAGCAGGCAATGACTAGCATGAAACGCAACCAAGTAGTGGATGCAGAAAGTGGGCGCGTTGATTTGCGTTATAATCCGTTGAGCGTTGAAGAAGATTATTTTATTCCTGTCCGCAACAACTCCCAGACGAAGATAGAAAACCTTCCAGGTGGGACTTATACTGGTGACATTGACGACGTGAAGTATCTTCGCGATAAGTTGTTTTCTGCTATTAAAATCCCACAGTCTTATCTCTCTCGCGGAGAGGGTGCCGATGAAGACAAGACCACTCTTGCTCAGAAGGACATTCGGTTTGCTCGTACCATTCAGCGTATCCAAAGAGCAGCCGTATCTGAGCTAGAGAAGGTTGGAATAATCCATCTCTATACTCTTGGATACAGGGGACGCGACTTGTCTAGTTTCAAGTTGTCTCTCAATAATCCATCCAAAATTGCCGAGCTTCAAGAATTAGAACATTGGCGAACAAAGTTTGATGTAGCAGCCTCAGCCACAGAAGGCTTTTTTAGTCGCCGCTGGATTTCTGAAAAGCTCCTCAACCAGTCTGATGAAGAGTTCCTACGCAACATGCGTGAGATGTATTACGACAAGATGTTTGACGCCCAGTTGGAAGCAATTGCTTCTGCCGGAGAAGGTGGTGACGCTGGCGGCATGGGAGACATGGGAGATTTTGGTGACGAAGGAGTCGGTGACGAAGAGATTGGAGACATGGAAGACACTGACGCAGATGAAGAAGATGAGACCTTGCTCGCCGCTCCAGCCAAACGTGATGATGAATACACCACGCCTGGAGCAAAAGGAAAGATGTATAAGCCAGAGACTACAGACAAGCGTAGTATGGGTGCCAGAAAGCGTAGTCAGCATAGCTCGTTTGCTCGCGAATTGGCTGGCAGTTCAACACGTAGCATCTACAAGGGAAAGAATGAACTGTCTGCTTTAGCCAAGGGCATCTTTGAAGAGATGGAAACTATTTATAGTAGTCCAAAGTCTAAGAAGATTATTTTTGAGGCGACAGAAGAAAAAGAAATCCTTGGAATTGATTCTTACATGAAAAAACTGCTTGACGGAATTGATCCAAAGAACAAAGATACTACTAAAGAACTGATAGAAAAGAAACGCAAGCTGGAGAAGGATAAAAATGAGAAATAAACACAACAAGCGTAGAAATACTGCCTTTTTATTTGAAGTCCTTTGCCGGGATTTGACAAAGAGTATTCTGGAGAAGAACGAAAAAAGAAAAAAGGCAATCATGACGATTGTAAGCGAGCATTTCAGGAAGGGTACTTTACTTTCTCAGGAGCTTTCGTATTATAAGGCACTCTCCGACCCAGACAATCTTCCAGAAAAGACTGCTGAAAAAGTAGTAAGTGCTACAGTCAAATCACAAGAGAAGTTAAACCAAGAAAAGTTGTTTGCCGAGCAAAGTTCTCTAATCAACAGAATCAATAAGAACCTCGGTGCTAGAGTTTATGATAACTTTGTACCTAACTACCAATACCTCGCTACTATCTGTCAAATCTTTTCCAGCAAGAAAAATCCTAAAAAGCGTGTGATGCTTGAGAGCAAAATAATAGGCACATTGATAAACGGAGCAACCCCACTGAAAACATTAGAGCCTATTGATAATCTTATCCTCAAAAAGTTCGTTGCGAAGTTCAACACAGCATACAAAGATGAGTTAATGAAAGAACAAAAAGTCTTGCTAGGAAAATATATTCAGTCAGTAGCTTCTAACGATGTTGAGTTTAAACTATATCTGAATGAAGAAATAGGAAGGCTAAAGGAAGGCGTCAAAGCAGCCCTGAAGACGCCTGACATTTCGCAAGATGAAGAGATGATGAGTAAGACGAAGACGGTAGGGAAGATTCTGGAAGGCTTCTCAAAACGAGCCCTAGATGAAGAAATGCTAATCCAGATGTTGAAGGTTCAGCAGCTACTTAGCGAGCTAAAAGAGAATACAGAATAATGGCTATAGAAATCGCAGTTGGCGAGAAGAAAAAAAATGAGCCAATCAAAATAAACCTTAAAATTAGAAAGGCTCTAGATAATTCATTACTCATCTACGATCACGAAGACATTGACATCGTGCTCAAGCTTGACGATGGCAAAATTATCACATTCCCATCAGAACTCATGGATGATCGGACCTACGACACCCAATCTCGTTTTTTCAAACACCTCTGTAAGAGGGGCATCATTGACCCAGCCTCCGTCAAAGCAGGCAACGTGTATTCTAGCCTTGAAGGCAAAATCCTGAACGCTGACGACGTGCCTGGTGCTGGTGACCTTGTTCTTATCGCGATTTCCAGATGGATTGACGCAGAGAAGCCACACTTCATGTATATCAAAGCTCTTGAAGACCAAGAGGAAGAGCGTTTGTTTGAGCCGGATGATGATGAGAGCACAGAGCTGGGAGAGGTTCCACAAGCCAAGAGAAAGGGCACCCTTGGAGCCAGGGACCACTTGACTATACCAGGTCCACAAAGACCATACTAGGGAGAAAAAGAAATGAAAATTAGACAAAGCCAGTTGAAAAAGATTATCAAGGAAGAGATGGATGCTGTGATGAAGGAGACAGAAGACGAAAGCACTTCTAAAAAACTTCGCCACGCTCTTTCGGTCTTAGGCAACTTGAAAAGAATAGCTAATATGTCTGACAGTTCAAATGCGAGTCAAATTGGCGTGGTTTATAAGTTGGTTGCTGAAGCGATTGAAGAGGTGGAAGAAGCTGATTGGGCGAAGCAAGACCGCGAAGCTTCGCAAAATTACGACTAAGGTGACCCTTAAATATGAGGAGCAGAAAAATGAAAATTAGACAGAGTCAGTTGGTAAAGATTATCAACGAAGAGATGGATAATGTGATGAGAGAAGAAAAAGGAAATCCTCTTCAAAAAGCAATTGCGGAAAAAATGAGAGTGAATCTTCGAGAGATGATGAAAACGTGGGGGGCTGGAATGGATGAATTAGGCACTGCTAAAAATTGGCCTGACCTTGTAGGGGCAATGAACGGTTTGCAAGGCTGGCTGGTAGAACTATCCAAAGGTCTCTCCGGTCCAAGGTGACCCTTGAACATCCTTCTATTTATCCTCGCCTGTGCTGGCGCAACTAACATCCTTGTCTTCGGACACATCTTCAAAACCCTGCGAGACAAAGTAAGAAAGAAAACTAAACTACTGGACTGTTCTATGTGCTCGGGCTTCTGGGTAGGAGCAGTATTCTATTTTCTTTTTCTTTTGTCCGGAACAAACCTCTTTCCAGGTGTATGGTGGATAGGAGCGTTTGTTTTTGCCTGTATAAGCAGCTGTACCAGCTACGCCCTAACGCACCTATTCGGAGACAATGGCATCCAAGTGGTTTTGACGAGAGATAAGGAAGAGTAAATACTATTTATAATAGCAAAAGGAGCCTTTCAAATGAAGACAAGTGAATTGAAAAAAATCATCAAGGAAGAGATAGAAAATGTTTTAGGGCAAGAGAAAATTCCAGAAATGTTGAGAGGTTTGAAACTTACAAGCGTTTCCTATGGTGAGGGTCGTGGACATTCTATTTCTTTATCTTGGAATGGAAAAGAAATTAGTATTGTTGATTTAGATTAACAAAAAAAAAAGGAGTGTAAAATGAAACAAACATTTATCTATGTCAGGAAAAAGTGGCACCAGAAGAGGAACGTAGCTAATTGCTGCAAGGGCAGTTGTATCACGCCCGAGTGAGTCGGGCAGGAGAAAAAAATGAGTAAGATAAAACTTCTACGAGAATACAACGCACTTTGCGAAAATGGGATTTGCGATATAACCCTCCTAAATGAGGCAGAGCAAGCCATGCAGCGCAATGGACGCACCATTCTAACAGGTGTCCTGCAACGTGCTGATACAGAGAATGGAAACGGACGCATCTACTCAAAGCGTATCCTCCAGAGAGAAGACAGAAATTATCAAAAATTGATACGAGAAAAAAGGGCTCTTGGGGAATGTGTTGAAGAGGGTTCTCTAATCTTAACCAAAGACGGTTGGAAAGATTTTAGAGATTTGAATGATGATGAATATATTTATACTCTCAACGAAGAAAACCATCAATTAGAGCTTCAAAGGATTGATAGAAAAGTAGTCAAAGAATACAATGGAGACATTTTTCATTTTGAGAGTCGCAACATAGACATTCGTATAACTCCAAAGCATAGATTTTATCTCATTGATAGAGACGGAAAAGATATTATAGCAACAGCCGAAGAAATTTATAGCAATAGAAAGAAATACAATAAATGTTATATTCCAAAACTCGCTGATTGGTCCCCCCCCGAAGAAGATGGAGTAGAGTTTATTATACCAGGAGTTGACAAAGAGTTTCCGAGGATGGCAAAAGAAAGACGAGACAAATACAGTCGTGAGTTGAGAATTGATTTAGATGTGTTTGTTGCTTTTATGGGAATTTATTTGTCAGAAGGTCATGCCAAAACTTCAAGTTACAATGTGACTATTACGCAAAATGAAGGTATTATTTGCAAAAAGATTAGAGATTTATTGTCTGGTTTCCCAGAAGAAATTCAATGGAAAGAATATCATCTTGAAAAAAAGAATGGCAAAACAAAAGTAACCTTTTCAGTTAGTGATGCCAGATTGAATTTATTTTTGAGAGAACTAGGCAAGGCGTGGGAAAAAAGAATACCTAAAGAAATAAAAATGTTGTCGCCTGTCCGATTAGAAACACTACTGCATTGGTATATTTTGGGAGATGGTAGAGTTAGGGAAAGTAATGATTATTTAGCAACAGAAGTGTTTTCAACTTCAAAAGAATTGATTCATGATTTACAGGAAATTCTGTTGAAGTCTGGTGGTTCTGGGAACATTCAAATTCGCAAACCTTATGATAGGATGATTGAAGGTCGTGTAATCAAGAAAGAAAATCAGAGAGATTTGTATATCCTGCATCTTTCCACTACAAGAGGAGTTTATTTAGACGAAAGACATGTGAAAATAGAAAAAGAAAAGTATAAGGGAAAGGTTTATTGTGTCACTGTACCAAATTCTACGTTTTATTGCATGAATAACGGTAAATCCTTTTGGTCTAAAAACTGCGACCACCCTGACGATTCTGTTGTCAATTTGAAGAATGCTTCTCACATGGTTCTAAGAACTTTCTGGAAAGGTCCCGAGCTATGGGGCACAATCCAAGTGCTCTCTACTCCATCCGGCAAAATCTTGGAAGCCCTCATCAACGATGGCGTTCAACTAGGCATTAGCTCAAGAGGTCTTGGCTCGGTAGATGAGTCCGGCTCCAGCATCATAGTCCAGGAAGACTTCGCCCTCATCGCCTTCGATTGTGTCTCAGACCCAAGCACCCCAGGTGCTTTTATGATGAAAGAGTCAAAAATGCCTATTCGTGAGGCACTATCAAAGGCAGACAGAATCAATCGCCTGCTCACAAACATCGTGGAGACAAGAAATGGATAAGAAGAAATTGATAGAAGTGATAGAAGCAGAGCTAGATGAGGTGGCAGGAATGATGAAGGAAAGCGATTCTTATGACGCTCGTTCATCTTTGCACGCACTTGAAAATATTTATGAAGATTTAGCGAAAATGAATTACAACGAAAAAGAGTTAGATTTATTTAGACGCTGCATTGATTCTCTTGATAAATTTGTAAGTGACGCAGAACAAGAAGAGAATGATGCTTATGACGCTCATTTTCGTGAAAACAAAGAACCCATCTGCGAAGATTGCCCCGACCTCGAAGAAGCATTCGTGATTGACGACGAAGGTGGTCCAATGAGAAAGCCGCAGCAGCAACAGCAAGAGGTCACAATGGGACAAACTCCAATTAAAGTAGGAGACAAGGTAAAACTTGACCCAAGATACTACGGACAAGACGGCTCCAAGAAACAAGGAATCGGTGTTCTACGTAGCATATCCTCATCAGGTCGCTATGAAGTTCAGTGGCCATCCGGAGAACCAGGACCACTAGTTGATCGAGACGCAGGATTAGTAAGTGCAGAAGCGGAATCTCTTGAAGAAAAATCTGGAGAGAAATGTCGTGTGTGCGGAACTAAACTATCCCCGTCAGACACAGGTTATTGCAAAGACTGCGAGAAGGACGCTAAAAAAGACTACGACAAAGAACAGGCTGCTTCCTCCCTTGAAGAAGAAGTATTACGCACCATCAAAAAGTTAGTCAGCGAGAGAAGAAAT